AATAAATTAGGATTGAAAGGCAAGGGTAAAACCTGGATATTTGGTGATGGCGAAAGCCCTGATCTTAATACTCGTAGAGCTAAGATTGTGAAAAAACTAGTTCTTAAGAATATTGAGAGATGTAAGGAAGGAATTCCTTTTCCCAATATCTATGGTGATAATCTTAAAGATGAGCTAAGAGAGTTAGGGAAATATCCTCGACTCTTTTGCTCTGGAGATATGTTGAAATTAATAGCTGATAAGATGTATTTGGGTTCCTTCACTGGTAGTATATATGTCAATAGAGTACGTAATGGTATTGCTATTGGTGTAAATCCTACTTCCGGTGAATGGGACTCTTTATATGATCGATTAGTTAATAATTCAGATGATGCAATTTTTGGAGACTTCGGTAAATTTGATAAGAAGATGACATTGTCTCTTATCAGAGCTACAGAAGTGTTGGTTGTAAAGTTTTATGGAGATGATGATCCTGAAGCTAACCAAATTCGTTCTATGTTATTTCAAAGCTTGTATCGTAGCATTCATGCTACGCCAGAGTCTAAGTTATGTACATTGTACGAATGGTTGCACGGAAATACTAGTGGTAATTTTCTTACTGCTATAATAAATTCTGTTGCTAATTTAGTTATTATACGTTACTCTTGTAATGGAATTAATTTATTAGAATCAGGATTTGATATTGATGTGTGCCCACTCAAAGAATTGGTCAATTCTGACAATTTTATTAAAGATAAAATTGTCTCTATAGTGTATGGAGATGATAATGGTATTACGGTTCGTAATTTACCACATATCACCTTCCATACACTTAAAGCTGCTATTATGAAGTATTTTCGATTGGATTATACTGATGAATTGAAAGGTACTAATGGAGAAGTTCCGGATTACAGACGAGTAAGAGATTGCTCGTTTATATCTAGAGGTTTTAAATTATGTACCATTCGAGGAGTTCGTAGAATATTGTCACCACTTAAAATTCGTTCTATTTTGGAGATGCCACAATGGAACAAGAATGGTTATGATATTCAACAATCGATTGATAATGCAGAAACTGCAGCTAAAGAAATGTCTCAACATGGTTTTGCTATGTTTAAAGAAACAGTG